ACCCCATTCGTGATGATGCAGTGTGTCGCGAGGTGGGTCCCCACCCATTCATCCCACTGGTTGCCCGTGTAGTCCCCTCCAGTCGTCCTCGTCCTATCCACCCACGGTGTCGCATCGGAGGGGCGGTAGGTGTAGACCTTGGCCGTTCCGCAGACAAGCCACGTACCGTGCCCATACGTGATGACAGCGTAGGGCACGATAGGCGCAGTGGCCTGATTCTTCACCGTGGACAGACGCGACACGGTTCCCCTCCTAAAGGCGACACCGCTCGCGTCCGTCCAAGCGTTGATGGGGAGGGAATATGCCGGAAGGTCTTTCACAACCCCAACTTGTCCAACGTTTCTCACAGGTATGATCATCCTACCCCTCCAGCAACGGTACCCCGCCGGACGCCCTCTGCGTCATATCCGCCTTCCACAGGCGGGTAGCCGCCTCCACCCTCATCTGGCCAAACACCTGCAGGGCCTGCGTGTCCCGCACGGACTGGGCCATCTGGAATCCCGCCTCCGCGATGAGCACGTCGGAAGCGTACCTCGTCCACTTGTTCGTGTTGTTGGTGTCTGGGTCAAGCACGGTGTCCATCGCATAGTACACGAGCTTGCCATCATAGGACTGGTCCGGCTCCTTGAACAGGTAAATGGCATTATTGTGCAACGCATAAGCTGTTGGCAGGCCCGTCCCGACAAGGTCATCATCCTCCGCCCACTCCGCGTACGTCCCCCCAGCAAGTGCCTTATACGGACTCGTCCCATCCGCCCGTACCCACACAAGGGGTGTCTCCTCCGTCGCCCGCAGAAAGTCGTCCGGCAACGCCAACGTCTGCGCATTCACCGTAACGCTCGCCTCTTTTTGGAGGAACCACGGTAGCTGGGGCTGCAGCTCTAAGTTGACCTGCACCATCTTCACTTCCTCGATGACCTGCGCTGAGATGCCCGTCCTGTTCCCCAGCCTCCACGCAACCCTACCCACGATGTCCTGCAGCGTCATGACTTACCCCCATGCCTCATCTTCTCCTCCAAGAGACGCATATCCAGTTGGCACAAGTCCGACCGCTTATACGTCTTAGAAAGCATGTCGTGCAACGCATTGAACCTCTTATCCAAGTAGATCATCAACCCCGCCCCTGCGACGAGGAGCGAGATGGCGTTGCCGATTATCCCCAACACCTGTCCCTCAGTCATGGCCCTCCCCTCTTGTGGGAAGGGGGCAGTAGTCCCCCTCCTCTTACTTCTTCCTCGTCGGCTTCCACCCGTGCTTCACCGCCTCGGCCACGCGCTCGAAATTATCACGCGCCGCCTCCGACTTGAAGGTCCGAACGGAGCCGTCTGACATCTTCAGTTTCTTGTTCCCGATTTTCATTTTCTCTCCTCCCGGTTTGTTCCTGTACAAACCGCGCATTTATTGCCATCCTATGGTCATACTCCTGCATCCCACAATGTCCCACCTCCCACGACAGCTCATGGTCCACATACACCCATATGCCTGCCTGCTCAAGGAGGCTGCAGAAGTACCAATCCTCTCCGCCCAGGTCATCCACGTCCGGCTTATACGTGTCGAGGAACCACGGCTTGGGCAGCACCTCGAACACATACGTCTCAATGAGCATAACGCCCGTCCCAACCCGCCAGACGCGCTCATACCGCTCCCCTCCTGGCACAGTATACACCACCTCGCCAGTTGGGTTCTTCTCGCTCTTCCTCCTCGCTGTCGGCGTGAACGGGTATTGCTTCGTCACCACATTGCACGCGACAACAGGCTTCTTTGCCTCAAGCAGCCTCCGCAGCGTGTCGGCCGGGAAGCTCTGGTCGCTGTCCACAAACAGCAGGTGGGAGGCACCCGCCGCAAGCGCCTCTTTCGCAAGCTGGTATCTCAACTGTGGCAGAATACTTCCCTTCTTGTTGCGGACCTGGATCCTCTGTTCCGCATACCCCTCTATCGGGGCGGATGTGAAGTCTGCCACCATTGAGCAGAGGGACATGCCGAACCGGGCTGTCCAGACCTCGGTACTCGGCACTCCCACCATCACGTACAAGTGCTTGCTCATCGTGTGCCTCCCCCTCCCTACTTCAGGAAGTTCCCGATGTAGGCCATCGTCTCCTGATGCTGTACCTCCAAGCCAGCCTCAGTGAGCCACAGCCCCTCGTGCGAGTCCGTCCCAGGCGCTTCGGTGTGGTCGAAGAACTTCGTGTCGCGAAGTGGTCGATACACCAGGCCCGTCGGGTCGATGACGAACATCGAGTACTTATAGCGCGGATGCAGGTTCATCAACGGGTGCGTCTTGATGCCGAACGTACCCTGCGGGGTCGTGAACCGCATGAGGTTCATTCCCCAGATCTTGATGATCCCGTCGAAGTTGATCCGGCTCTGTGTGTCCGTCCGGACCAGTTTGTTAAGCGTGTTGAGGGCGCCGTTCCCTGCGAAGATGATGCGCTCATCTCCCGCAGTGCCCTTGTTATAGTTGAAGACGGAGTACACGTTGTCGAAGAAGTCGTCCAGCGTGGGGGTCGTGGTGTAGATCTTCACGTTGGTCGAGATGAACTGCCTAAGACCCCCAGTGAACCTCTTCGGCTTCGTGCCGCTCGTGTCCTCGTACGCCTTCCCGAAGAGAAAGGCCATCTCCATCGCAACGGAGTGGTCGAACGACCGCCTCTTCTTGTCATTGGCAAAGGCGTCGCCCGTGCGGGCATACGTCTTCTCTGCCGTGCGAGTGATCCCCACCGCGGTCTTGAAGATCTCGCAGTAGTTAGTGAACTTGGTCGGATTCCTCGCACTGATGCTAGGCGCGCCCGAGCCCTCCATGAAGGCCGAGCCCAGCTTAGTGAGCGCCGTCCCATTCGCGATGGCTGCGGCGGTCGTATTGGCCGCGCCCCTCTTCACGACGATGGTCGTGTCGTTGGTGACAGAGGACACCTCCAAGAACTCATTGGTGTACCCCGTGTCTTCCGTCTTCTCCACCTGCAGAATGTCGCCCGGCACGAGCCGCAGACCATCCTGTGCGATGACCAGCGTCGTATCGGTCGACAAGTAGCCCGTCGAGTAGTTGATTGTGACCCTGACAGCGGAAAGCGTCTCCTCCCACCAGAAGAACTGTGGGTCATCCACCGTCTCCTTCTTCGCTCTGGCCAAAAGGGCGGTCAGCGGGGCAGACCCATTCGGGTTCGCCCACAGGATGTACTCCCTGAAATTCTTCGGTCGCTCATCCGTACCCCAGTCGCCAGTTCCTCTCAATCCTGCAAAAGCCATACCTCACTCCTCAATAGTCGATCTTAGCGAGCTCTTCCCACTCGCTTACTTGCCTCTGTTGCCCCGGCGTCGGTGCCGCCCCACCCACAGCGGGGCGATACCGAGGCGCGGAGACTGTTGCTGGCGCAGGGGTCGCAGGTGCCGCACCTCCCAGCACTTGCTCCCGCGGAATCTTCAAAGCAACGATGGCTTGCAGCCCAACATTCTCAAGCACATCCTCGAAGGTTGCGCTCGGGTACAACCTGCGGTACGTCGCCACCAACTTGTTGACGTGGGGCTTGTACTCAGGCTTGTCAAGCATCGGCCACCGTTTGTAAAATTGCGTCTCCCTGTCCCGACTCGCGTCGGCCTGTTGCATGTACGTGTGCATGTAGTTCGGGAGCTGGGCCATCATGGCCTGCAGCACCCCCTCGAACACATCCACGTACAGGCGGCCGATCATGTCCGGCAGCACCTTCTCAGGCTCCGTGAGCAGAAGCTCCTTCTGCTCCTCACTCAGCCCATACCTGCCCGCAATATCCTTAACGAGCATCTCCCGCTGCCGCAGCAGCTCTTGCGCCACTACCTCCGGCTGGATCGGTGTAGGCTGCTGCGCCGTCGGTTGCTGCGCAACCTGCGGCTGCGTACCAGGCGGCTGTGCCGCTTGCGGCTGTTGCGGCTGCTGCTGCACAGGCTGCACAGGCTGCGCAGCCTGCTGTACAGGCTCCACAGGCTGCGTGGCAGGCTGCGCTGGCTGTTGCGCAGGTTCGCTTGGTGGAACTCCCTCTGGCTCATCCGGCTCATCCTCAAACCCAGCCATCGAAGCATATTCTTCCGCACTCTCCGTCCCCCCGACCGGCTCATCCGCGGAGGTCGTCGTAGTCGTTGTCGTCTCCGGCATGTTCTTTCTCCATTTCCTGCTTTATCTCTCTCTTCAGCTCCTCCAGCGACGCCACAAGGTACGCCTCCAGGAACTGAAGCCCTGCAACTTCCCCTCTCATCTGCGCGAGCTTGAAGCAATCATCCAGCCCCTTCATCTCGTGCTGGAAGATCACGTTCCTCCGCAGATATATTTGGTTGTCAATAATCCCTTTGAGCCACTTCCACTCCTCGCTGCCCAAGAACCGCTCCACCTTCTCCTTATAGTGGCGTAGCGTTTCCAAGTGCTCCTGCTCCCGATCCATTATCCATCGCCTCCCCTCCCGGCTTGGCCGGGATCAGATTGCCCGCCTGCGCCTGCTGCATTAGCGCTTGGTCAGGCATCACCTTAATCTTAAACTGCGAAATGTTCTTGAGCCCCGCGATCTGCGCCATCCAAGCGAAGATCCCGGCCATGTCATACTGCTGCGCAAGCTGCGGCATCTGGTTCATGCCAAGGAGTATCTCCTTCCAAAGGTTAGCCTGCGCCATTCTGTCGATGGGCATAGTACCATCGACAGGTACAAAAGTGTAGAACCCCGCAATGTCCTCCGGTCCTACCACTATGTACTTTGGATCAGTCGACATAAGATCGCCCGCAATTTTGTACTGCCTCTCCACATCATAGAACTGCTGCGAGTTCTGCACTAGCACCTGTGAGAGAGGGTCCCACCCGAGCGCGCTGTTGTACTCGCTAAACGTCCTAAGCCTATTGACCCCAAAGCTCGACGACGTGCGCACCTCTGTAGCTGTCTTCCTCCCCCCAGTGTTCACCACCCCCATAAGATTGTCCGCCGCCCCGCTCACCCTCTGCATCAGGTCCATGATGATCTGCACATCCCGAAAATTCCCCTGCGTCACGTCCATCACAGGCAACTGCGAGATAACACTCCTCACATCCCTCCCCTGCGCCATAGGGGACAGCCGAATGATCTTGCCCGCCCCCTGCTGGAGCAGGTCCTTCATCACGACGCCGGACGGATCAACTACTAACATATCGTTGAGGATCTTCGCCACGTTAAAGAAGTGGCTGTTGTAGAGCCAGTCCAGCACCGCATTGAGCGGCTGCAATATCTCAAGCATCCCCCTCGGGTTGTGTGAGTATCCATCAATCTCGTACGTCTGGATGAAGTAAGGAAACTGCGAGTGGTTGCACCCGAGCGGGGAGGCCCCGATGACGATATCCCTATTGGCCAGCGTAAACACCCACTTCTCTGGCCTATCGCCCTCCCCCAGGCCAATCTCACTTGGCACGAGGTTTATCACCATCTCGATCTCCTCGACGGTGCCCACCCTCTTCTCCTCACTGCTCACGAGCATGTCGTCCGACTCGGGCAGGTCAACCAGGCTCGACCCAAACTCCCTCTCATCAAACCTTGTCGTGCGCCACTTCTCTTTGAGGAGGTCTACGTTCTCCTTAATATAGTAGCCGTCCATGGCCTTAGAGTAGACGTCATTCCACCCCTCATACGTGAGCCGCCCACAAAACTCACCCTTCTGGAAGTTTGAGATACTCACGCTCGGGTCAGGGAAAAAGTCATACGGCCTTATGTTGTACAGCCTATTCCCTATATACCCCGGCACAGTCGTCACGACCCGCACCTTCTCCTCCGTCCCAGGTATCGGTATGCCAAATACCGACCGCTCCCTCTTCTCGATCCGGCTAGTCTGGACCCACTCCTCCGCCCAGTAGTTCCCAATAACCCCAAGCCCATACTTCCCTGCGTCGAGGAGCCACAGGTACAACACCGGTAGCATGTTCCCCACCATCACCTGGTAGTCGATGAGTGCCTCCAGCGCCTGCACCTGTTGCTGTGACTCGCCGTGCCGCCCAGTGTACTGGAAGACTGGCACCCTGCTCAAAAAGACCGAAGACCAATACGTGTGCGCCGTTAGGAGCATAGCGTAGCTATACGGAATGGAGATCTGCGAGAACACAAACTCCCCACTCTTCCTCTTCGCCTCCCTTGCCAGCTTATCATCCGTCGGCTTCGTATAGGCGTAGTATAGCTCTTCCGCTTCCTTCCACTTCGCATACCGCAGCGCCACCTTCCTCTGTGAGGCAGCAAACCTATCGAGCACCATCCTCTTGAGCTTCGTGTGAAGCTCACTCCCGTACCTCAAGTCTATCTGGTCAGTAACGGCCACGGTGCAACCCTCCATTCATCCAGCTTAGGCATATCCATCCCCCCGACGAAGCCCTCTCCGTCCTCCGACCACGCCACCACCCCGCTCCCAGCATCAATGGCCATTGCCGTCGCGTCCAGCAAGTCGTCGTGCCGACAATTCGGATACTCTGTGAAGGCAGAGATAAACTCCCCATGCTCGGGCCGGACGAACAGCCTCCCCTGCGAAGCCAACCCACTAAACGCCTGGAGGATGCGATGGTACTTCTTTCTCTTGTCAGTCACCGCATCCACCTGCACATACCTGCCCCTCTTCTTCATCTCCTGCGAGATGTGCCATTGCAGCGTCCGTTGGTAATTCACCCCCTCTATCCGCGCCTTTAGGACGCCCCACTTGTCGCACAGGCGAAAGAACTCCGTAATCGTCCACTCCGGCGTGTGCCCCCTGTTGAGGGAATAGTCAAGCAGATACACATTAGGCGGCGCAAACCCGCACACTACGATGGCCTCATAGTCCTTCTCCCGCAGCCCCATCGCTTCCTCCCTGGCCGACGGCGGCGGCACAGGATCTACGCCCATGTACGTAAGCATCCCGGGCGGGGGCACCGCGTAATACTTGAGCCACTCCCCCTTGAACGCCGCGCTCTCCGCCGACACAATCTTGCACTCCATCTCGCGCAACCACAGCGGCAGCTGGTTCCGCGCAATGTGTGCCTCCTTCTCAGCCCGCAGTACCTCCGTCGGGAACACAGCCGGCCAGGTCGATTCCCCATCCTCCGTGAAGCAGGGAAACTTGCGGCTTGCCCACTGCGGGTCCCTATGGCACTTATTGATGAGGTCATCGGCGTTGAGGCTCGTCTGAAGGAGGACCATCTTCGCGTCCAAGTCCTCCCCCCTGCTTGCGAGAGACTTGCCCAGCGCCCCAAAGAACCTTTCCTCCGTTTTAGCCCTCTGCTCGGGTGTGGCCGTGTTCTCCTCATCGCACGCGTCGTCCACCACGATAAGGTCTGGCCGATAATCGTCCACGTTGATGCCCCGGATCTGGCCAGTAATACCCAGGGCGATAACTGTGCTCGAAGTGCCAAGTATCCCATGCTTAAACTCACACACATCATCCGTCCACTTCGAGCCCTTCGTGATCTGGTACACCTGCGCCCATTGCCCCCCGCTCTCCACCGCCTTCCTCAGCCACGCGAGCGACTTCCTACTATGCTCCTGCGATGCGCTCACGAAAAGAATCGTCTTGGAGATGCCATACGCAATCCTCTTCGAAGTGTAGGCACGTAGCGTGGTGGTCTTTGCCCCGCCGCGAAACACCTCCAGCGCCACGTACCTATTCTGCCTATCCTCAAGCAGCCTCCATACCTCCTTATGGAACGGCGCACTCTCGCTCCGAAAGGCCCTCGGGAAGAAGGTCTTGCAATACAGGTCGGAGTCAATCGCGCACAGCTCAATTAGTTCCTTTATAGATACGGAGGCTGCCGCACTCATTTTTCCTCCCTCCTCCACACCCCCGCCGAGCCGAACGGAGTCATGAAGATGTACTTCGTCCAGACCGATCCATCCGGCCCGACGAACGAGTACCCATGTGGCATCGTATCCTCCGGCAGGGCGACGTACTCGCCCGGCACCCTTGGATTGGCCGGGCCGATGGCCACCACGTTGGGCTGCCTCACCTTCGGCGCGTCCGGGTCAACGTATGGCACCTCCTCGCACACCGCCTCCCCCGACGCAACAGCCGTTGGCCACACATCCATTGCCCTCCCTTGCGGAGTAGTCCCCTCCACAGGCACTAGCGCCACCACCATTTTCTTCGGCGCTTTCGGTCTCTTTTCAAGAGGGTACATTCCGGGGTTGTGCAGCCTATTCTCATCCCAATCCTTCACCGCCATCTTGTACAGCTTCGCATTCACCTCATTCGCGTTGTTCACCTGCTCGGCGGTCGCACACAGGAAGTGCCACTTCGTTGCCTCCAACCCAATGGGCCACAGTGGATTGAGCTTG